TTCTTTTTCCTTTCCTTTCTTCTTTCAATAATATTTCTAAAAGCTTTACAGGATGAACTTGTAAAGCGCGAGATAATTTTTTTAATTTCCCTATTGTCATAAATTCTATTTCGCCATTTTCTAATCTGCTTATATAAGGTTGCTCTACTCCAATTCTTTCTCCTAGAGTTTCTTGCGTGTACCCTAGTTTCGTCCTTAGTTTCCTCAATTCGACATCACCCATTATAATTGTATAATATTCTACAAAAAAGTAACGTGGAAAATGTCGGAAATATATCTACCAGTTATATTTTTTGTGTTAATATTATGACACAGAGGGGGGAATTATATGAATAAAACTAAAGGAGAAACCATTGAGGAAACTATACTAAAATTATTAGATTTACAAAGTACTCTATTCTGTTTCTAACATTTGCAATTTTAATTTTATTTCTAACTCTAAGGAAGTCCAGATAAGTTGTTTAACTTCATCACTTATTGGGACTTCTTTTATTTGTCCTCTATTTATTAAACTATCTATTAACATATTTGTAGTTTCTAATGTTGATAATTTTTTTATTTTCTTATTTCCTATTAGTTCAGTAATAGGTTTCCCGAAATATTGGGACAATTTCTTAGAAGTATCTATAGAAGGTTCTCTTCCACGTTCTAAATGAGATAATGTACCTCTTGTTATACCTATTAACTTAGCGTATTCCTCTTGTGTCATTTCTTTCTGTTTTCTATCATTTTTCAAAATATCTTTTAAACTCATCATTATTCCTCGCTTTCTTTATACATAATAGCACATGCAAGCGCGTTGTGCAAAATGAAAAAAATTACATTTGGCAATAATTCTTTAAAAATAGTAGTAATATCTAGCATTATCTAGCTAATTCGTTTATTTACTATGTAATGCATTTTCAAATATTTGCGCGACATTGTGCGCGCATATATAATTAAATTGTAGCAAGGACGAACACGAAAAACCTTGAATGTTCTTTGAGAATTGAATATCAGACAAAAGAAACCCTACTAAAGAAGGGCGGAGAAGTTAAGCATTTAGCGAACCAAGCCCAACGCTTTAATGTAGCCACGAAAGTGACAGTCCCAAGCCTGATAAATACAGAGGGGAGTAAAAATAAGGGGGATTACACATGGAAGAATTAATAATTAAGTTATTGCAAATACAAAAAGAAATAAAGGAAGGGGAGTTAGATGGTGACAGTAAGTAAGACATTAAAATACGAAAGGCTTAAAAGAGGAATGACACAAAAGGAATTTGCCAAGCTACTAGAAACAGACAGGGGGTCTATAGCGCATTACGAAAATGGGAGGATACCACTCCCAGCAACATTAAAAAAATTTAGTGATAAATTAAATGTTGACTTAGCAAAAGCACTTATGGAAGGGGATATGTAAATGAAAGAATTGCAATTATTAAACAATAAAAACTTAACTTTAGAAAGTACAGAAGTATCTGAAATGATAGGCAAAGAACATAAAAACTTAATGAGGGATATAAGAAATTATGTTGATATTTTGGAAGGCTCAAATTTGAGCAGTCATGATTATTTCATAGAATCAACTTATATAAATTCACAGAATAAAGAACAACCATGTTATCTACTTACAAAAATGGGTTGTGAAATGGTAGCAAATAAAATGACAGGTAAAAAAGGAGTTTTGTTCACTGCTAAATATGTTAAAAGATTTAATCAAATGGAACAAAATGAATTACCAAAAATAAGTACAGAGTTAAGAGCTATATTAATGCTAGATAATAAAACAATTGAGATAGAAGAAAAGGTAACTAACTTAGAAAATAATATCCCACTTTTTAATGTGGAATGTAAAGAACTCCAAGCATTAGTAAGAAAAGTAGGTATTAAAACACTAGGAGGTTATAAGACACCAGCCTACAATGATAGATCATTACGTACAAAAGTATATACAGACATCCAACACCAGTTAAAGAGGGAATTCGGTGTTACTAGATATGAAGCAATAAAGAGAAAACAATTAGATAAGGCAAAAGAGATATTAGTAAACTACACAGTTCCAGTTTGTTTAAAAGAAGAAATATTTAATATAAACAATCAAGAAGAATGGAAGTGTATATAAATGTTTTATACAGTTGACCAAATAACAGAAATGTTACAGATAAGTAAATCCAAAGCTTATAAAATAGTAGCAAGCCTTAATAAAGAACTAAAGCAAAAAGGCTATATCACTATAGCTGGTAGAGTACCTAAAAAGTATTTTGAAGAAAAATATTATATCTAAGGAGGAATATAAATGGACAATCAAAGGGATAAAACAAGAAAATTACAAAAAGAAACCGCTCAAAAAAATAATTCAAGAGCAGTTAATCTAAAAACTATAAATCAAATGAGAAGCGAACACAATCTTAAACCAATAGAAGATGGTGATATAACAATTATTTGTGATAGTGAAAATAAATTACCATAAAGTGATTGCATAAGAATCAACAGAACGATTAGAACTATCTAAATTATTAAGTGCTATCATTGGATCAAACTTCATGTTTAATGATTTACAAGCAACGGGAATTAAGTTATTAAGTTCATCTTTACTAATTTCAAATTGGAAAACTTTTTTTAATGAATGTAAAAGTTCTATTGAATATATACAATTAAATTTTCCACCTAAGAATAACATATCGTATTTATCCATTACGCTTTTAACATCATTGTTTTTTATTCCCATGCTTGCATTACGAAGCTCTAATAAAATTGAAGATAATTTTTGTAAGTTAGTATCCAGTTAAAACACCCCCTTTCAACAAAATTTTACCACAAAGGGGTTAAACAGTAAAAGGAGGGAAAATAAATGACACCATATGAGCAACTTATAAAACAAATAGAAGAAAGCTTTAATTACAGCAATGCAGATGCAGAGGAGTACGCTAAAAAGCTAAAAAACTTGTCTTTAGGAGCATTAGAAGAAATAGAAAGGGAATTTAAAAATGCTTAGGATGGGCGAAATTATATTAGCTATATACAGCTTAGTAATACTTTTAGCTTTTATAGGTGTAGATATTAAGCAACTAAAAAAGATTAAGGATACTGGATGGATTACAGTAATATTTATACCTATAATAATATTCCTATTAAACATTATTTGGAGGTGTTAAAGATGGATAAAAACTGGTGTACGTTATTAATAGCGATATTGAGAGAAAAACCATGCACCAGAGAACAGGCGGTAGAACTTTACGACAAAGGGACATTATTTAGAAATAAAAGACCTAAAGAGGATATAGAAGAAATGATTAGACTAAGAAAACAAGGTCTTAAATTTAAAGAAATAGCAGAAATATTTTGTTTGGATCCAAGCACAGTATGTACTTTGGTAAATAAAAAAAAGCTTCCTGCAAGAAGCTAAAAACTTAATAAATTAAACATTAAATATATTTTATACAAGATTAGGAGATTTGTAAAGTGCGAGTTATTAAAGGGTGTAAAAGCTGTACACATTATGTATTACAAGTAGTGATAAGCAATACAGGGAATAGAACAAAATTATTATGGAAACCAGCTTGCATGGCAATTCAATGTATTAAAGAGGGGGAATTTAAAAATGAGCCAAAAGAAAATATTTGAGTTAAACATTTTAAATACAATGGATATTACAACAATAAAAGAATGTGAGGGAATGAAGAAAGGTATTCACTCTAAAGAACAAGTACATCATTTAAAATTTTACAAGAATGGGAGAACCATAACTGCGGTAATGACTGATAAAACTGGAATGATTAAAGGAGTAGGTGTAGCTAAATGTAATCCAAAAGATACATTTGATATCAAAACAGGGTTGGTACTAGCTGAAATGAGGGCTAGAGAAGATTTTTATAAAAGTACAGCTAATCGTTTTTTATGGGAGGAATTTTAATGGCGAAGCAATTTGTAGAAGGTAATAAATATGTTTTTAGTGCTAAAAAGTTTAAAAATCAATGTAGGAAGGACGGAATATCTATTAAGAGTATCACATGGCACAAGTCTATAGATGGAAGACTTGTAAGTCCTAGGAACGGGCTTGAAGGAATGTGGTGCAATGGGTTATCTATCGATAGGTCATGGTGCAAATGTATAGAAAATAATCAAGGCAGACTATAACATGGAAGATTATTGTGAAGGTTGCATACATTATGTTTTGCAAAAAGTTATTTGCCAAACAGATAGGGGAGAACAAATTTTATATGAACCTAGTTGTATGGCAATTAGATGTAAAAGGGAGGTAAAAGAAGAATGGGAAACCAAGAAACTTTTAAAATAGAAGATTTGAAAGGTGCTAGTTGGGCGCTAAGGAAAATAAAAGAGTGTAAAGAAAGTATTTTGGAGAAAGAGGAACTCGCAAAAATAGAAAAAGAAAGAATAGATAACTGGCTTATAGAAGAATCCAAGAGCGATTTAACCACGCTTGAATACTTTAATGGGCTATTAATGCAATATTATAAAGAATTAAAGCAGAGCGACCCTAAAGCTAAAATAACAACACCATATGGCAAGGTTACTGCGAGAAAAAATAAAAAATGGAACTATGGAAATGAGGAAGAGTTAATAAAATATTTATCTTCTAACGGGTATGACAACTTAATTAAATTAAAAGAAGAAGTTAATAAAACAGAATTAAAGAAGAATTTTAGTGTTAGTAATGGCATGGTACTAGATAAAGAAACGGGAGAAATTATACCAAACATAAGTGTAGAGGAAGTAGAAAATATAAGCGTGAAGGTGGTGGAATAATGAATTTATATCAAAAATTAATAGAAATACGAAAGGAAGTTATTAAGTTTTCAAAAGACACAGAAGGACATGGCTATAATTATGTAAGCGGAAGCCAAGCTATAGCCAAAATTAGAGAAAAAATGGATAGTTTAGGAGTGTTATTAATACCTAAGATAGGCGCTACTGATAATTATACATTTGATTATGTAACTTCCAAGGGTAAAGAATGTACGGATCATATAGTTAAAGGTGAAATGTTTTATGTATGGTTAAATGCAGAAAAGCCAGAAGAAACTTTAGAAATACCGTGGAAACTTTATGGCGCTCAAGATGATATAAGTAAAGCTTATGGAAGTGGGCTTACTTATTCAGAAAGATACTTTATATTAAAATTTTTCCAAGCTCCTACAGATGAACTTGACCCGGATAAGAAGGATACAGCAGGAAGAAGAAGTAATAAAACAGGTTTAAGTGATGCACAAATAAATAGATTATTTGCAATAGCAAAGAGTGTAGGAATAGATAGTAAAACAGTCAAAAGTCAAGTGTTTACTAAGTTTAAAACTACAGATATAGCCAAGCTTACCAAGTCACAATATGACCAAGTATGCGAGGGTTATGAAAACATGAAAAAGCAGGAGGGTTAATATGTTAACTTCCGAATTATATGCAGATAAAGAAACACAATTAATTATGGATCAACAAGATGATAGATTTTGTTTAAAGTTAAGCCAACTATTTAATTATGACTTGAGCATAGTTGGACAAAGAGAAGTGTTTGAAAAGCTATTAGAGCTGATAGAAAAAAATCTATATGATGAAACAACAACAAATGAACTATATGAAAGGCTAGTAGAGAAAGAATTGTTACTAGAACAGGCAGAAAGCCAAATACAAAGTTTAGAGGATAGGATAGAGTTTTTGCAAAGATAAGGGGGATTGTATGGGGGAAGTAAAATGGAAAGTAAAATGGATAAAAATAGTTACAGATATATTTGATGATGAAAAAATATTACTAATAGAAAATATGCCAGAAGCAGACAGCATTATAGTGATTTGGTTTAAATTATTATGCCTCGCAGGTAAAAATAATAATTCTGGGGTGTTTATGTTAAATGATAAGATACCCTATACTGATGAAATGTTAGCAACAATTTTCCGTAGACCTTTAAACACTGTAAGACTTGCTATAAATACATTTGAACAATTCGGAATGATTGAAGTAATAGACAATGTTATAACTATTCCTAATTGGAGTAAACATCAAACCTTAGACCAATTAGAAGAAAGAAAGGAATACATGAGGGAATATATGAAAGGGTACAGAGAAAAGCAAAAATTATTAGCTACTGGGGAATGTAAAGTTAACAGTAAAACTAACAGTAAAGTTAACAGTAAAGCTAATGTTAACCCCCTAGATATAGAAGAAGATAAAGATATAGATATAGATATAGAAGAAGATAAAGATAATACAACTGAAGTTGTTAGTAGTAACAAGTTACAACCAATAGTAGATAAATGGAACTCTTTGAACCTTAATAAGTTAATTGCTATTAATAAGGGTACTATCAGATATAAATTATTAAATGCAAGGATAAAAGAGTATGGTATTGATAATATTTTGAAAGCTATTGAAAATATAGAAACCAGACCATTTTTAAAAGGACAAAATAAAAAAGGATGGACTATAACCTTTGATTGGTTTGTAAAGCCTAACAATTTTATAAAAGTCTTAGAAGGTAATTACACAGATAAGGAGGGAGTTAATGGAGGGACTAAACAGGATTCTAGCGGAAATAAGAAACAGGAATACGACTTCTCCAAATACGAAGGCTAATTATAAATGCGATAAGTGCCAAGATACCACTTTTATAAAAACTGAAAATGGCTTTAAAAGATGTGAATGTTATAAAAAAGATTTAACTAAAAGAAGATGGGCGCATTTTGGAATAGACCCATCTAAAGTTAAAAAAATAAGCCAATATGCAGACTATAGCGACATAACTAAAAGAGCTAAACAAGTCGCTACAGACTATATAAGGAATTATAACACAATAAAAACAAAAGAAGAAAATAATTTAGCTTTTTTAGGACAACCAGGAAGTGGGAAAAGCCACCTAGCGATAGGAATAGGAGCAAACCTCATAAATAAGGGGATATGTACTAATATTGTTTATATGCCCTACCAAGAAGCTATAAGAGAACTAAAAGCCAACGTTATGGATGATGAATACTATATAAAGCTCATAAGCAAGTATATAAATTGTGAATTGCTTATAATAGATGATCTATTTAAAGATAAAGTAAAGAAAGGCAAATTAACAGGAGAATTAAAAGAATCTGATTTAAAACATATATATCCAATCATAAATCAAAGGTATTTAAACAATAAGGCAACTATATATAACAGCGAATGCACTCCAAATATGTTAATGGATCTAGACGAAGCTTTGGCAGGAAGAATCTTAGAAAAGAGTAATATAGTTATTTTCAAGTATGGGTTAGAAAATAACTATAGAATGAGAAAATTTGTTTAGGAGGTAAATAAATATGAATAATATGACAGATGGTAAGAAAGATGGATTAGCATTAGTTTATGTAAAAGATAGTGTAGCTTATCCAGTAGCATTGAGTAAAGAACAATTAGAAATGTTAGATATAACTATAGGAATGTGTTTAAGTGATGGTATGAAAGTTATTGGAGATAAGCCTATAGGGAAGGTTATTAATTTACTTGAAAAATAAGGAGGTTAAATAAATGACAGATATAAAACTATTTGAAAGATGGGTTAAAAATGCCTTAAAAGACCAGTTTGTGTTTATGCCATGTGAAAAATTCTTTATGGTAATAGATGGATACACAGGATTTAAGATACCTAATAAATGTAAAAGTTATAAGAAGATAATACAAGGATATACTTTTCAAGATTTAGAAAACAGTTTCTTTATCAGAGATAGAGAAATAAACAAGACAAATAAATACAAAAATTAGATATGTTAGAACACTTTGATATGTCTAATAAAACAAAATGTGAAATGTTACCTTTTGTATATGAAAAGAGCGATAAAATGCAAATATTTAAAGCAAATAATGACTTGATATTTATAAATAAAGAGTTATTAAAGAATATAAATATTGAGAACTATGAGATTTATGCTGAAAGTCCTGTAACACCTTTAGTATTTAAAAGTCATGACATAACCTATATAACACTACCAATTATGATGAATGGGTTTAGATATACCATAGAAGAAAATAAGGAGAGCCAAGATGCATTTAATGATTTTAGATAAAGAAGAAACATTACCCGAAGAACTCCTAAAGCTACAGGAAGAATTTAAAGAAGTAAAGGAAGCAATTATAAATGGAGATAAACAAAACACTACAGAGGAGATATTGGACAATATGCAAGTCCTTATCGGTATGTTATATACAAAAGTAAAAACAGAAAATATGGACTTAGAAAAAGAAATAAATAGACATAATAGAAAGCTGCTAGAAAGAGGATGGGAATTTAAATGTAAGATTGATATAAAGATTAATTCGTAATTTGAAATTTATGCGACACAAATAATTGACCAAAGCAAACAAAAACGTAAAAAGAAATTACAAAATAAATTAAAAGGGTAAAAGAAGGTGCGAGAGTGAAAAGCTATTCTGATTTTAGAAAAGAGATTGGTTTAAAGGGTGTAGAAATTGAAAAGTTAACTGGATATACAAAGCAAGGAATCCACAATGCATTTAAGAATATAGAAGAAGGTAAACAGCCATCTAAAAAGTTTTTAGTTTGCATCAACTCTGCTATAGATAAAAAAATTGATGAAGAGACAAAGATATATGGAGAAAAGATAAACAAGCTTAGAGAGCTTAAAGAAAGATTCAAGGAGGAATAAAATTGGGTAAAAAATATTTAGTTTTATGTAATAGACATAATAGTATATTCGGCGGAGAATGGGGGTTATTTTGGGGATGCAGAGAAAGTGAAGGTGGATATAATTCTGATTTGCGAACCGCACATAGATTTGATGAAAGTGAAATAGGTAGATTTAAGGATAATATGGATATACCAATACCTGTAGATATTTTAGGCATATCAGAAGAATATGAAAATGAAGAAAATATGAATGAAAATATTAGAGTTATGATTGAAAAGGGAACTTTAAATAATCTATTAGACTTAGATTTAAGACCATTACATCAAACAGGGCAATATTGTCCTAGTTGTGGAGAAGAACTCTAAAAATGGAGGAATAAAAATGATTTGTTGGGATTGCGGAAAAGAAATCGATAATACATTAGCAGTATATGACCAATTTAGTTGTGATATATGCGAGAGAACACTTTGTAAGGAATGCTATCTTGAGCATTTGGGGTTTTGTGAAGAGTGTTTAAGCGATAGAGAAGAATAATAGAAATGCTAATATTGTAGGGATAATTTGAAATTATTATAAAGAAATGAGGTAAATAAACATGTTTGAGGGTAGAGTTAATTTAATTAAAAGAAATAAACTTATACACTGTGGTGTGAGAATGTGGAATGGTACTGAATATCTAATGACAAGTGTATGCAATGGTATGTGGAAACATGATGATGAAACTAATGAAGGAAATTCTTCAGAAGTAACGTGTAAGAGGTGTAAGAAGATATTAGACAGAGCAGATTCTAAAGGGCAAGTTAAGTTGTAAAGTAATTCCCAATGCAAATATAAAACTATTTAAATTAAGGAGGAGTATTAATGGAAGAACAGATTGAGAAAATAAAATTTTGTGATGATTGTGAAAAACATCAATGTAAAACTCACTATGACGGGGAAGGCGATAGAATAGATAGGGTGTTTTGCGAAGAACTTAATAGAATAGTGTATCAATATTCCGATGATTGGGATAAAGCAGATATACCAAATGATTGTCCTTTAAGCTTATAATGTGAAATAAATGTGTAATTAGAAAGCGGTGAGTATATATGGCTAAATGCTTAAAATGCGGAACAGTATATTGTGTCTATGGAGGAAGTAAGGGTTCTGAATGCCCTAATTGTAAAAGCAAGGATATAGATACTTCAAAAGAAAAAAGGATATTTAAAAAATAGTCGCATTTCAAAGATCAGGAGGCTATTGTATGAGTAAAAGAAAGGTTTTAAGAGCTGTAAATTGTAGTTTAAATGCAAATGGAACTATTGTGTATTTAGATGAATATGAAACTAGAGAAGAGGCAGAAAAAGCTTTAACAGAACTTGTATTAGAATATTTTGATTTTGGAATAGAAGAGGATGAGGAATAGTCACAATTCAAAGAAATTGTATTTTAGAAAGAGGGTAAAAGGTTGGATAAAAAAATAAAGTGTGATTTGTGTGATAAGACAATATTTTATAATAGCAGTATTCCAATGATAAACAAAATAAACAAAAATACCATGGATATTTGTAAAGAATGTTTTGATGAATTTTTTAATAAGTCAGGTTCAAATAAATAACATGAATTTATTGTTCAACAAAAAAGTTTGGAGGGATAATAGTGTTAAGTTTTCAAGAATTAATAGATAAAGCAAATACTGTTACTTATACTAAACCAATAAAAGTACATTCAAAAGCTACTGATAATAAGGATATCCCTAAGGAACATCTAAATGACTGTCTTAGAATAGTGGAGATATTTAAAGATAAAGCAGATATTAATATTTCTTTAGGGTTAGCTTATGATTTATGGCATACTCACTCAAAAGAATCATTTTATGGCTCATTTGAATGTATGGATGGGGTTAGCGACAATGTTATATACAACAATTTAATTAACATTATTAACTGTTTTGAATTTATTGATTAGTTACATCACAATTCAACTATATTAAGTACCTATAGGTATATATCTAGGCACTTTTATACCTATAGTGTACTAGAGTAATAAAACAGCAATACAGAGGTGAAGCATGAATATTATTAAAGTTTTAAAGAAAGATAATACATTAAAAAAATACAAAGCATATCTAAATGGTGAATATAAAGGAATTTATCAATTAAATACAGATGGTGTTTTAGCAGATAAAAATTTGAAAGGTATAGAAGATCGTTTTTATTTATGGGATATAATTCATAATTTCAAGTTTGAAGAAATTTAGGAGGGCAACATGAAGGAATGTGTAATATGTGGGCGACCTAACTCGGAAGAACACCATGTAATTTATAGGTCAGAATGTAGAGCATTAATTAAATGTAAAAAGAACTTAGTTTATCTTTGCCCAGTTCATCATAGGGAAAAGTTCGGGGTACACGGGAAATGCGGAAAAGAATTAAATAGACAATTAAAGTTAGAATTTCAAAACTGGTTAGAAGATACATTTGTTAAAGACTTTTATGGCATAGAAGGAATAAAGGACAAGCTAGGAATATCTACAAATGCGGTTAAAAGCTTATCTAAACTAATAAAACAAAAGAATAGTGTATTTGGTAGAGAAGATATAATAATCGCTTGCATGGGAGGTAAAAGAGTTTTATAAGGGGGAATTAAGTTGAGTAATAAAGAAAGAGCAGAAAAAACGTACATCTTGCTTCAGCAAAGGAAAAGAGATAGGGAGAGAGTTAAGAAAAACGATATATTTGCTTTGCATGGAAATAACATGGCTAGGATGCTAAGAAAAAATAGTAGAGGTAAAAGGGAGATGGGGCAGTTTTGAAAATAGTTATAGATGGTAAACCAATGGGAAAACAAAGACCGAGGTTTAATACTAAAACAGGAAAGGCATATACAGCAGATAAGACAGTTAATTATGAGAACTGGGTAAAACTATGTTACCAACAACAATGTAAGGGAGAAAAGCTTACAGGCGAGGTTGTAGCTTTTATAAATGCTTATTATGTAATACCTAAAAGTACAAGTAAGAAAAATAAAAAAGATATGTTAGCAGGCATTATAAGACCAACTATAAAACCAGATGTAGACAATATAGCAAAAGTAATTTTAGATTCTTTGAATGGGTTAGCTTATAAAGATGATAAACAAATTGTATTTTGCACAATAAGTAAATGGTATGGAGAGAATCCAAGAGTAGAAGTTATTTTGGAGGAAGCGTAATGAGAGAAATTAAATTTAGAGCATGGGATAATACAACAAAAGAGATGTTGCAGTTGCAAAAGATGTCTTTTAAAACAAGTAAATGTATGCCATATGGTGGGAATATAGAATATGAATTTGATAACTTAATGCAATACACAGGTTTAAAAGATATTGATAACAAGGAAATATATGAAGGAGATATATTACAAGGTGGATATGTAAACAAATTAACAGGAGGATTTGAAAGCAGATTATATGTAGTTGAGTTTGAGAAAGGTACTTTTAAAGGGAAGTTAATAGGTGAATCTCCTTATGGTGATACGTGGCTTAATTTTCTAAATAAAAAAAGTTATGTAATAGGAAATATATATAAGAATCCTGAGTTAGTAGGTGATTAAATGGAGCTACAGAAGCTAACAAAAGCTATATGGGACACTAGTAAAAGGCTAGATAATGGCATAAATACACTTAATAAAAAAGCTAAAGAATACGCCGAGGCTGAAAGAGATTATAAAATAGCTTTAGCAAAAGAAATATTAATTCTTAGGGAAAGTAAAGTACAAGCCACATTGATTCCAGACATAGCAAGAGGAAACGTGGCGGAATTGAAATTTAAAAGAGATGTTGCGGAAGTTACGTATAAAAGTTGTAAAGATATGTTACAAGGTTTACAAGCGGAATTAAGCGGATATCAAAGTATTCTTAGGGTACAGGAAGATATATAAGGGGGTATAAGTATGGAAATAGGGATTTTAAGAGCTACTACTATACCATACGATAAATTTAAACAAAAGATTAGGCTAACACAAAAGTACGAGAAAGATTACAAAATAGAAATTATAGATGGATTTTTATGCATGGTTAGGAGGCTTTAAAGTGGGGAGAAAAAGGAAGCCAGTGGACTGGGAATTATATAAAGTGTTTAAAGAAAAAGGTCTAACAGATCTACAAATAGCGATAAGGATGAAAATGTCACAAGGGCAGTTAGCAAAACAGAAAAAGATTAAAAAAGAAGACGGTGACCCTTATGATTAGAGCAATAGTCTATAGTTTAATAATTATAGGTATTACAATAGGTTTAGCAGTTAGAAAAGTAAAGAAAGAGCCTAGAATAATATGTGGGTATAACTGCAAGACCTGTAAGGAAAAAGATGTTTGCGGTATAAGGAGGAATTAAAATGGATTTTAATTTTGAAAATTTTAAATATAATGCAATAGCCATATATTGTAATAATGAAAAAGAAATAATTGATTTTATTAATAAATGTGAAGAAAATAATATAAGTGTTAATGATAGAACTAAAGAAGTATTGATTAAACATTTTAAAGATGGTATTTGCTTAGATTGTAGCGATTCTGTTCATATTGGATATGCAAATTATCAGTATTATAAAATACGAAATTATGAAATTATAGAATGGGAAATAGAAAATAAAATAGATTATGATGGAATATATACATTTATGGAAGTTATAAATAATATAAAAAATAATGAAAAATGGATTAGTATAGATACATTATACACATTACAAAGTATTGAAAAAGTAGAAAATCATATTGTGTTTAATTATGATGGAAATATGAGTAATAAATCATTAACTATAGACATAAATACTAGATTTAAATTAGTTAAAAAAGATAAGAAAGTAACTTTTGAAGAAGCCATACAAGCTTATAATGAATATAAAACAATAAAATGTATATGGTTAGATTATATTTATGAATTTCAATATCAAAATAATGAAGCAAATCTTATAAATTTGGAAGAAGATAGGTTATTAAATTTAATATTAGAAGGTGAATGGTATATAAAGGAGGACTAAATGGCTAAATTAATATGTGTAAATAATAAAAATGCTATACCAAGATTAGAATTTAAAAAAGAATATGAAATAATTAAGGAAACATATAGAAGTTATTATGTGGACACTGGGACAGGTATTTTGCCATATGCTAAAATGAGATTTTTAAAAATAATTTAAATTGAATGGCATGTTAAGGGAGGAATTTTAATGATACAAATAAGTGAAGAATATTTTCTATGCTTACTGAGAGCGAGAGATACTCTCGACGCTTTGCGAATAGCAGGAGTAGATAACTGGAGTGGTTATGAAGAACATACCCAATACAAAGCTACAAACGAAGAACTACAGACGATAGTACAAAGATTTAGTGTTTAAGGGGGAATAAAAATAGATAAAGATTTATTTAGGCAAACAGAGAGAATGTTATATAACTATTTTAAAAAAGAAGAAATAATAAAATATAAAAAAGATGTAATAGAAGTCTTAAAGGATAGAATAGAACAGTTAGAAAAAAGAATAAGAGATACCAATGTAAATATAGATTATGATCTACAAGCTGTACCATGTGGAGAGAGAGTACAAACGTCCAATACAGGTGCAAGTTATGCAGAAAGAGCCATAGTGCAAGCTATAGATAGATTGATAAGAGAACAGGCAGATAAGAAAAAAGAAATACTCAATTTAGAAGAAGATATAAGTAATATAGAAAAAGATAGTAAAGCAATAGAATTTAATATAAGAATGTTAAATGAAGAAGATAAAGAATTTATATGGCTAAAATATAAAAAGAAATTAGGAATAGAACAAATATCGGATCAACTAAATATGAGTAGAGCAACAGGATATAAAAAAAGAGAAAAGATAATAAAAGATATAGCGCATTGGATTGAAGTTGTAAAATAGTAGACAAAAAGTAGACAAAAAGTAGACAAATAAAGATTTTGAATGTGTTATAATAGTAGTATAGAAAAAGGATTTTATCGTACAAGGCAACTGCGAAAATAAAAAAATAAACATATTGTGTATGTACTAAAAGCACTTAAGGTAAATTAAAACCTTAGGTGCTTTTTATTTATGAAAGGATGTGAGGATGTGCTAAGTATGTATACAAGTTATATATGTTGTATTTGTAAAAAAGAATTTGTTTTATTAAGTGAAGATGTAGAGAATATAAAAGGATACTTAGTATGTCCTTATTGTTCAAGCAGAAAAATTAAAAAGCAAAAAATAACAGATAACTTAAAGGAATGTATGCAAGAGAAAGCTTACAAGAGAATCAATGGGGCAATAAGGCAGGTGACAAGATAAATGAATTTTGTCGAGCCTATAAGAGATACCCAAAAAGTTAGGGATATCCAGGAATATCTTAAAAGAACAAATGAAAGAGATTATATTCTTTTTATTACAGGAGTTTATACAGGATTAAGAATATCGGATATACTTAGATTAAAAATTAAGGATGTAAAAAACAAAAGATTTATATACATTAGAGAAAAGAAAACATCTAAGCAGAACATTATAGAAATAAATAAGTTTTTAGAAAAAGAATATAAGTGGTATTGTGCTGACAAGGAATTGGATGAATACCTTATTAAAAGTAGGGAAGGAGTTAATAAAGCTTTATCTAGGGTGAGAGCTTATGAAATTATTAAAGATGTTGGAGCAAGTTTTGGAGTAGAAAATCTTGGGACACATACTTTGAGAAAGACGTTTGGATATCATTATTATAAACAAAGTAAAGACGTTGCAACATTAATGAAGATGTTCAACCATAGCGACCCTTCCATAACCTTGAAATATATTGGAATAATACAAGATCAAATGAATAAAGCAAGAAGAAACTTTACTATTTAAATCTTTTTTTAAAACAGTAAGGCTTAACATAATGAACCGATGTTAAATTGATTTTTACTAAATTGTATTAAAGCATTGAAAAATAAATGCTTAAGATATATAAGAACAGTTTAACAGAATATTAGATATGTTTGACTTAGAAAGGAGATTAGTTATGGAAACGTATTGTGATAAAGGATGTAAGAAGAAGTTTGAAATAAAAGAATTAAAAGAAAGAAAACTTAGAGATGGAGTAATAGAAACCTATTTTAAATGTCCTAAGTGTGGTAGGAAATATAATTGTTTCTATACAGATAAAGAGATAAGACAATTACAGGCACAGTTAAGAAATAAATGGGGTAAAGCTTCAAGAAGAGAAATAGAGGAGCTACATTTAAAGATTAAAATTAAGATGGATAATTTACAGGAAGAGATGTTAGGCGCTCAGTAGGGTGTCTTTTTTATTTGGAGGTATAAGCAAATAAGAAATTGGGGTTATATAAATGAGAAAAATAATAATATCATTAATAATTCTTCTGGGGTTGTGTACTGTTTTGTGTGGCTGTACTAAATATGAATTAGTAGGTGAAGTAGAATCTACTGTAACCAATAAAGAGTATATTAAAAGCAGTGTAACCATGATACCAATGACAATATCAAATGGTAAAACTATAACTACCACAATGAGACCACAGATTAATCCGGAAGAATACAATATAAAACTTAAATACAAAAACATAACTACAACTATTAATAATAAAGAAGTGTATGAAAGTGTAGAAACAGGAGACAAGCTAAAGGTTAATTATTATATCACAAGCAATAAAAAGAAAGAGAAGATAGAATGGGGAGGAAAATAAAATGAGTAAAATATTATATGAATGTAGTAAATGTGGAAAGACATTTATAAATAATAGAAATGAAGATGGGTTAAACTGTGATAAATGTAAAGGATCATTGATACCTTTAGGCTATGTAGACGAATTACAAAATGGAATAAGAAAGATGAAAGACAAGATAGAGAACGCAGAAACATACATATTAAATAAAAAGAACAAAGCAAGGGAAGTAACAATAAAGATAAATTTAGATACGATAGAGTTTGAGAATAAATTAAATAGAATAGAAAAGAAGTTAGAGAGAATAAAGTCTTTAGAAGATACATTAAAGTTTAGTAAAGACTTTAATGAGGTTAAGAATATAACAATGAATAATAATGTAGATATAAAAGATATAATGAAGAGGTGTGTGGAAGCAGTAATGAACATGGAGACTTTACAGTAATGGCACAACGTAGTTTAAGGTCATGTAAACAACGCGGATGTAAGAACCTAACAAGAGATATAACAGGTTACTGCGAGGAACATATACACATATATGAAGAAAGAAAAACACAAAGAAATAAACACTATGATAAACGTGTAAGACATAACAAGGATAAAAGATATACTGCATTTTATCATAGTAAGGAATGGGAAAGCTTAAGAGAATATCTTCTAACACTATATAATGGGATAGATATATATGCTTACTATATAGATAATAAAATAGTCGTTGCTAATACAATACATCATATAGAAGAGATAAAAAATAATTGGGATAAAAGGTTAGATGTAGACAACCTATTTCCTTTATCAGATGTTACACATAATAAGATACACAGTCTCTATAGTAAGGATAAGAAGGGAACTCAAAGGCTTCTTGTAGAGCTACTAGAAAGATTTAGAAAACAATTTGGTATACCCCCCCTCCCTTAGAGAATTTAGCGTTCTTCTAAAAGACCGAGGGGGTAGATTCCCTCGTAAAAAATTCCCTAAATGAAAATTTGAGAAGAGGTGAAAATATGGAACGTACAATAATTGGTATAGATTTAGCAAAAGAAAATGATAAAACAGGATACATAAAAAATAATAAAGAAGCTAGTAATATCAACAATAGTTTAACACTAACAGAATTAAATTATTGCTTTAATAGCGCTATAAAAGAAGGTAGTAAATATATAGGTGTTTTAATACAAATTCAGGACAATAAATCGAATGAATTGATTATAAATAAGACAGAAAGTTTTGCAGAAAAGCAGGAATATTATAATAAAATTTATGATGAAAATTTAAATCATAAACATGCTAAGAAAATTAAAATTTTAAATTTTGGTCATTCTAATTGCTTTAAAAAGTTAGAAGAAATAATTAAATAATAAAGATACACTATTCTAGAAAGGAGGTAAGAAGAGTGGCAAGGCCAAGGCAACCTACAGATTTGCTTTTAGTAAAAGGTAAAAAACATTTAACTAAAGCTGAAATAGAAGATAGGAAAAGCAAAGAAGTTAAAGCTCCAAGTGATAAGGTCAAAGCACCTTCTTACTTGCCAGCTGATTTAAAAAAAGAATTTAATAAGATAGCCAAGGAACTAAAAGAGATTGGTATTATTACTAATCTTGATATAGATGCCTTGGCTCGTTTTATTATAGCAAAGAAAATGTATTTAGAGCTTACTAAACAGATACTTGAAAAACCAGAATTGATGATAGTGGATAAAGACATAGTAACAACACAGGATAAATTATTTAAACAATGCAGAGTGTCTGCAAGTGATTTGGGATTAACTATAAGTAGTAGGTGCAAGTTAGTTGTACCTAAAAAAGAGGACAAGAAGGAGCTAACAGAAGAGGAAAAACTTTTCGGTGGTAAAGTGTGAGTGAGTTTGCTCAACTATTTACTAGAATTTATAATTATTCTTTAGATATTGTAGAGAAAAAAATAAAAGCTTGTAAAAAACATAGGCAAGCTTGCCAAAGGTTCCTGGATGATTTAGAAAAAAGTAAAGAGGACGATTATCCTTTTTATTTTGATCATGAGGAACTTTATAACTTTTTTAAATGGTCTGGTATGTTTAAACATAGAGTTGGAATTCTTAAAGGTCAAAATATTGATCTTGTAGATTTTCAACTCTTTTTAATTGGGAACATATTTTGTTGGAAAGAGAAAGAAACAGGCTATAGAAGGTTTAGAAAAGTATATATTCAGCTTGCTAGAAAAAATGCAAAATCTCAATTGTTAGCATTAATAACTAGTTATGAGTGTTTCTTATCTGATGAACAACAGGAATGTTATATAAGTGGTTGGACTAAAAAACAATCTAAGATAGTTTACAAAGAAATGAAATTCCAACTAGAGGGTAATGACTTTTTAAAAGGTAAATGGAAAGAAAGTTATGGGGTTATTACACACTTAAGGAGTGGTTCTATTATAGAACCTTTATCCAAGGAAGCTAAAAATAATGGTGACGGCGATAACCCAAGCTTGGGAATATGTGACGAATATCATCAACATAAAACAGATGAAATATATGAATCTATTCTTTCTGGTATGGGCGCTAGAACAGAGCCACTTATGGTTATTATAACTACTGCAGGAGTGGATTTAAATAGTCCTTGTTATAAGGAATATCAATATGTTAGTAAAATACTTGATCCTAACTTAAAAGATATTACGAATGATGAATATTTTGTAATGATTTGTGAACTAGATTCTAAAGATGATATAAAAGATGAAAGTAATTGGATTAAAGCAAATCCTATTTTAGCCACATATCCTTTAGGTTTAAGAAAAATAAGAAGTGAATTAAAAGCAGCGCTTGATGCTCCTGAAAAGATGACTAAGTTTAAAACTAAGTATATGGATATTTGGGTAAATGCTAGAGAAAATGGCTACATGAACATGACAAAGTGGTCTGAATGTGAAAATAACAAATTATCTTTAGCATATTTTGAAGGTGAGGAGTGTGTTGGAGGCTTAGACTTATCAACTAAGCTTGATTTGACTTCTATAGCTTTTGAATTTAAAAGGAATGGCAAGTATTATCCATTTCAGCACTCTTTTATACCACAGGAAGCCTATGATAGAAGATTAAACGAAGGTAAATATCCTTTTGATTTATGGAAAGAGCAAGGACATTTAACTGTAACACCAGGAGCAGTAATAGATTATGCTTTTGTTAAACAATGGATACAAGAACAGGAACAAAAATATAATTTAAAAATTAAAGAGATAGGGTATGACCCATACAATGCTACACAATTTGTACAGGAAATGGAGCAGGAAGGTTATGTGATGGTTGAAGTTAGACAAGGACCATTTACATTAAATGAACCTACTAAAGATTTTAGGGACCAGATATATGATAAAAAGTTAGAGCATAGTGGTGATGGACTTTTAACATGGGCAATAGGAAATGCGGTAACTAAACAAAATGCACAGGAATTTATAATGCTAGATAAAGCAAAATCCAGTGAAAAAATAGACCCTGCAGCTGCAGTAATAAATGCACATGTAAGAGGAATGGTTATATTAGATGATGGATCAGGAGATATATTTTATAGTCCAGATATATAGGAGGGAGGTGGAAAATTGGGAATATGGAATAAGATAAAAAGTTTAATTAAAGCACCATTCAAAACTAGTATTGTAAGAGATTATAGAGGAGGTTTTAGCTTTTTTAATACTGACTTAGCAACAAATGAAACTATATTCTCGGCAGTGTCATTATTAAGTAATACAATGGGTAGTTTGCCTCTTAAACTTTATAAAAATTATGAAATAACTAAACCAGGAGATAATGATTTATCTAGAATGATAGAATACAACCCTACTTCATATATGACTATGCTACAGTGGGTTAGATGCATGGAAACTTTAAAAAATACTAAGGGCAACTCATATGCTATAAAAGAATATGATTATATGCATCAACCTATAAAAATGCATATTTTAAACCCTGATTTCGTTACTCCTATAATAGAAAAAGGTACTAAGGAACTTTGGTATGAGATTAGGGATGAAGATGGTTTAATGTATGTGCATAATTCTCATATAATACATTTTAGCCACATTTCTGTTAATGGCTATAAAGGTATTAACCCATTAGATGTTTTAAGGAATACCATAGATTATGACAGAGAAATTAAAGAATTTAGTTTAAATCAGATGAAAAATGGATTAAAGGCAAATATAGTTATTAAATTAGCAGCTAAATTAAATAAAGATGCTATGAATGAGTATACAGAGATGATAGGAAGGTTTCAAAAGAATGGAATTTTATTTGTAGACCAGGGCAAAGAATTTCAAGAGTTAAAGAATAGTTCATTTATAGATCCTAAAGTTTTCGATGTAGAAAATATAACTATTGCTAGGGTAGCCAGGGTATATAATATACCACTTCATAAACTTTTAGCTGAAAAACAAGGTTATTCTAGTGCTGAACAAGCAGATTTGGAATATATAAAAGATACTATTTTACCTGTTATAAGGCAGTATGAAGAAGAATTAAATAAAAAATTGCTTACAGAACAACAAAGAAACGAGGGATACTCCTTTAAGTTTAATCTGAATGGTTTAGCCAGGGCAGATATGAAAACTAGGGGAGATTTTTATTTTAAAGGTATTAGGAGTGCTTGGTTTACACCTAATGAAATAAGAGCTTTGGAAGAAATGCAACCAATAAAAGGTGGGGATCAATTATTTGTATCAAGGGATTTGATTCCGATAGATAAAATTGATTTATTACTGAAAGGGGGTGAAAAGAATGGCAAATAAGAAATTTTGGGAGGTTAAAAACTCCTCAGAAAATGAAAACATAGGAGAAACTTATATCTATGGTGATATAGTGTCTTATAAATGGGATGATACTGATACAACTGCAAAAAGTTTTAAAGAAGACTTAGATAGCTTAGGAGACATTGACACTTTAAATATATATATTAATTCTCCAGGTGGGTCAGTGTTTCAAGGGACAGCAATCTACAACATAATTAAAAGACATAAAGCAAAAATAAATATTCATGTTGATGGAGTTGCAGCAAGTATCGCAAGCGTTATAGCAATGGCAGGCGATACTATTTTTATGCCTAAAAATAGCATGATGATGATCCATAATCCGTGGACATTTGCATGGGGGAATGCTAATGAACTAAGAAAACAAGCTGATGATTTAGATAAAATAAGAGAAAGCTTAATTGAAGCTTACTTAAGTAAAGCAGGCGATAAACTTAGTAGAGAAACACTAATAGAAATTATGGATAATGAGACATGGCTTACAGCTCAGGAATGTTATGATTATGGATTATGTGATGAATTAGTAGAGGAAAAAGAAATAGCAGCAAGTATTAATACAGAGCTATTTGCTAAATATAAAAATACTCCTAAGGAGCTATTAAATAAAAAAATAAAACAAAAAGAACCTATAAAAAATACTGAAAAAATAGAAAAAGATGAAGAAATAGAGGCTCTTATAGCAAGAGTAAATAATACTTTAAAATTTGAGGAGGAAAGAATATATGAATAGATATCAATTAGAACAAATGTTAGCAGGAATAGGCCAAGACTTAAAAGCAGCAAATGAAAAATTAACCTCTATGTATGCTGATGCAAAGACTACCTTAGAAGCAAGGAATGAGCAAAAAAATAATGTTAAGGATTTAGAAGAAAGATTTGCAGGAATAAAATCGCAGATAGAGGAAATGGACAGACAGGCAGAGGAAAAATTTAAAAATAAAAATATTACAGGAGATACAGAAAAAGAAAAAGTAGTTAATGCTAAGGCTGAATTAATTAGAGCAACAATGGCAAATAAGCCTGTGGGTGTAGAAATAAAAGCGGCTTTAGGAGATGGCAATAGTTCTGGTGGAGAAAAAATATTACCACGAACTATGACAAATGAATTATTACATGAACCTTTTGTTAAGAATCCACTAAGAGATGTTTCAGTATTTACGAATATTACAAATTTAGAGGTACCTAGAATTGATTTTACTCTAGATGATGATGAATTTATTAAAGATACCGAAACAGCTAAAGAACTGGGAGTTAAAACTCCCACAGTACAATTTGGCAGATATAAATTTAAAGTATTCTCTAGTTTATCTGAAACAATTTTAAGAGGTACTAATACTAATTTAGTACAAACTGTTGATGCCGCATTAGAAAGTGGATTAGCTGCTAAAGAGAAAAAAGTAGCATTTACTAAAACACCTAAGAGTGGAGAAGAACATATGTCTTTCTATAGCCAACAAAATAATATAAAAATAATAGAAGGTGAAAATTTATATAAAGCTATTAAAGGAGCCTTAGCAGATCTAGAGGACGATTACGCAGAAAATGCTACAATAAGCATGACTAGAAAAGACTATTATGATATTATAGAAACTTTAGCTAATGGGAATGCAACATTGTATGGGGCACAACCAGAACAGGTATTAGGAGCACCAGTTAAGTTCTGCGACAAAGCAGTTGATCCAGTTATCGGGGACTTTAGATATTCCCATTTTAACTACGACTTAGATATGCTATATGATAGAGATAAGAATGTTAGAACAGGCATGGAAGATTTCGTTCTAACAGCATGGATTGACCATCAAATCAAGCTAAAATCTGCGTTTAGAATAGCTAAGGTGAAAACTCCCTAGTGAGCCCCCAAAAGAAATGATGGGGGAAGAAAATACAGAACCCATAATATATGGTAAAGAAGAGTTAGAGACTATGACAGTAGAACAATTAAAAGTTATAGCTAAAGATAAAAATATAACAGGCTATTCCAGTATGAATAAAGCTGATTTAATAACAGCAATATTGACACCTTAGGGGGTCTTATTTTTATGGAATTAAATGAATTAAAAGAATACTTAAGGATAGATGGAGAAGATGAAAATATAACTTTATCTTCTCTTTTACTTGCAGCTAAATCATATATAAAAAATGGCACTGGACTAGAAGAAGACATGATAAAAAGTGATGAAATAAAAGAATTATATAATCTTTGTTTGAAAATACTTATAAGCCACTGGTACGAGAATAGAGTTATCGAAACTACAGGACCTAACTTCCATAAACTTAGTTTTAGCGTGGATTCCATTTTGATTCAGCTGGAAGCTGAATATTTAAAAATTAAAAGGAGTGAGATAGATGGATCCAGGCAAACTTAATAAAAAAATAAAATTTATAATTATGGATGATGGCACAGATGATGATGGATATCCTGTGAAGGAAGAAAAACTTATTCGAAAGTGTTCGGCAAATATAAAAGGTCTAAGAGGCAGAACATTCTACGCTGCAGCCCAAACACAAAGTGAAAATAGTAAGATATTCAAGTGTAGATACTTCAAAGGACTTACAGAAGACATGTTAATTAAATACAATAAAAAGCTTTATACTATTGAATCTATAAATGATATTGAAGAAAGGCATATTGAATATGAAATACATGCAAGCGTGGTGAGTTCTAGTGGCTAGTATGGAATTAGATGGTATGGACAACTTAATTAGAAAAGTAGAAGATATGGGGAAGGCTGGAACTAGGATAGAAAATAAAGCATTAAAAAAAGCTGGAGAATTAATTGTGGAAGAAGCTAAAAATAATGTGCCTGTTAAAACTGAAAAACTGAAAAAAGGATTAAAGGTAAGTGGTGTTCGTAAAAAAGGTGGAAATAAATTTGTTTTGGCAGGAATACAAAAAGGAGATAATTCTAAAATATTTTATGGAAAGTTTTTGGAGTTTGGTACAAGTAAAATGAAGGCGAGGCCATTTATGGGGCCTGCTTATGAAAGTAAGAAGAACGAAGCTAAGGAAGTGATAAAAGATGAACTACGAAGAGGATTAGGACTATGAGCATAAATAAATTAATAATAGATGCTTTAAAACCTCTAAACATTCCAGTGAATTTTCAAACTTATAAGGGGAAAGAAGAAACATATATAACTTTCTTCTGTTATAACGAGCAAGGAGAGTGTTTTGCGGATGATACAGAAATTGCTACAGGGCTTTATATGCAAGTAGATATATGGAGCAAGGTAAATGTAGAGAAACTTAAAACAAGCGTAATAGACTTGCTAAAACAAGCAGGTTTTAAAAGAAAAAATGGACAAGATTTATATGAATCCGACACTAAGATTTTTCACAAGTGTTTGAGGTTCTTTTATTATGTAGAAAATGAGGAGGAATAGATAATAATGGCTATTAAAGGATTACACGGGTTTCGTTATTGTGTTCTAGAAAAAGATGATGAAACAGAATTTGAATATGAAAAAGAAATTAAAAGATTGACAGGTGCTAGAAGTATAAAGGTTGATAATAAAGTAAATGATGCTAAGCTTTACGGGGATGACCAGCTTTTAGAAACTGCAAGTGCTATCGGCTCTATAGATGTAGATATTGATGTGGCAGACTTGACATTAGAACAACAAGCAGAGTTATTAGGATATAAATATGAAAATGGTGTCTTGATAGAGGATAAAGATTTTAATCCCCCATATATTGCCTTTGGCTTCATGGCACCTAAGTCTAGTGGTGGGAAAAGAATGGTTTGGTTACTAAAAGGGAAAATGCAACCTATGAGTGATGAGGCTAAAACCCAAGACGATAAGGTAGAATTTCAAACACAAAAGGCAAAGTTTGTATTTATGCCTAGAGTGAAAGATGGTAAGCATAAATTTAAAGCTGATACAAACATCACTGGAGCACCAACAGAGGAAGAATTTTTTAGTGTTGACTTCTTAAAAACAGGAAAGAAACCAGCAAAAGTAGGGGCTTAATGCTCTTGCTTATTTTTATTTAGGAGGGAATTAGAATGACAATAACATTATTAATAGATGGGAAAGAAAAAATTTTTAAAGCACCTTTCATAAGTACAAGAAGATTAAAAGAAACTTTGGCTTTAAGCGAAAAGATATACAATGGAATTACAGTTGAAACAATAGATGAAGTAGCGGAACATTTGGTTGAGATATATGGCGAGCAATTTACTATAGATGAGTTGTATGATGGTTTTCCAGCGAATGAATTTGCCAATAAAGCAATAGAAGATATGCAAAGGGTGTTAGGTAATATGGAGGATAAAATAAAAAACTAGCTAGTGGAGAAGAAGAAGGTAGTTCTCTTACTCCACAAGAATTTATTTTAGACTTATATAGCAATTTATTAGAGCAAGAATGGACTATGACTGATATAGATAATATGGATATATTCTATTACTTTGATGTATTAGCTTATAGGAATAAAACTAATAGTAAAACAGGCAAAAGAAAAGAAGAAGATATTTATATAGACCAGGTTAGTTGGTTATAGAGCTTAGATTAATTTCTAGGCTCTTTTTATTTTGCAAGAAAGGAGGTAAGTAAATGGCAGAAGATGTAGGAAGTTTGGTTGTCCGTGTGGCGATGGATAATTCAAATTTTCAACAAGGTATACAGAATTTGAATAGATCTATGAAAGTGATTCAAAGTGAATTTAAAAATGCAACTGCAGGATTAAAGGATCATGGTCAAGGTTTAGATGGGCTCAAATCTAAGCAAGAAATGCTTAGTAAAAGCATAGATGTGCAAAGTAAAATAGTACAACAATATAAAGATAAACTAAAAGAAAGTAAAGAAACTCTTTCTAAAAATGAAGAAGCGCAAACTAAATTAAAAGAAAAGATAGATAGCGCCAAAAAAGCTTATGAAGAAAGTAAACAAACTTTAGGAGAAAATAATACTAAAACTAAAGAACTGAAGCAAAATTATGAGCAATTAAGTTCTGAGTATACTAAGAATGAAGAAAAACTTAGAAATAATGTTAGGTCAATAGATAACTGGACTAATAAAGCTAATAATGCTGAAGCTAAATTAAAAAATCTTAAGAGTTCTTTATCTAGTACAAGCAAGGAAATAGATAAGCAAAGTAACAAATGGGTACAGGCTAGTAATAAATTAAAGGATAATTCTAAAAAATTTAAGGACGCTGGAAAAGAGATAACTGATGTAGGGAAAGGTATAAGTAAATTATCGCTTCCTATCGCAGCAGTTGGTATTGGAAGTGCAAAAGCGGCAATAGATTTTGAAAGTGCCTTCGCAGGAGTAAAAAAGACAGTAAACGGAACTAAAGAACAATTTGCGAATTTAGAAAAAGGCATAAGAGGTATGTCTAAGACATTACCAAGTAGTGCCAGTGATATAGCACATGTAGCAGAATCTGCAGGACAGTTAGGAATTAAAACAGATAATATATTAGGATTTACTAGAACTATTATAGATTTAGGAAATGCAACTAATTTAGTGGGAGAAGAAGGAGCATCACAGCTTGCTAAATTTGCAAATATAACAAGTATGTCTCAAAAGGATTTTGACAGGTTAGGAAGTACAATCGTTGCCTTAGGAAACAATATGGCGACAACAGAAGCTGATATTGTTTCTATGGGAATGAGGCTAGCAGGAGCAGGACATCAAGTAGGTATGTCAGAAGCACAAATAATGGGTTTGTCTGCAGCTTTAAGTTCTGTTGGTATAGAAGCTGAAGCTGGTGGAAGTGCAATGTCTAAAGTAATGGTAGAAATGCAACTAGCTACGGAAAAAGGTGGACAAAGTTTAGAAGATTTTGCTAAAGTGTCAGGAATGAGCGCAGAACAATTCCAAACAGCATTTAAACAAGATGCTACAAGTGCTTTAATAGCGTTTATGAAGGGTTTGTCAGAGTCAGAAAAGAAAGGTAATAGTGCAATTAAAGTTCTTGACGATATGGGTATTACAGAAGTAAGAATGAGAGATGCACTTTTAAGAGCAGCAGGTGCAGGGAATTTATTTAATGAATCTATAAATATAGGAAATACGGCATGGAAAGAAAATAACGCATTAGCCAATGAAGCTAATCAAAGATATGCTACTACGGAATCACAACTTAAAATTGCGAAAAATCAGATAGTAGATGCAGGTATAAGTATTGGTAATAATTTATTACCTGCATTAAGAGATGTCGCTGTAAAAGTTGCAGCAGTAACAGAAAAATTCTCCAATCTAAGCCCAGAAATGCAAAAAGGTATTGTTAAATTTGGTGCATTTGTAGCAATTACAGGCCCTGCTATAGTAGGTGTAGGAAAATTAGCAACTGGATTTGGAAGTATTTTAAGTGTTGGAAGTAAAGTGGCTGGAATAATAGGTAAGATAACACTTGCTACAAAAGGAGCAGAAGCAGCAACTACAACAGCAAGTGTAGCTGCAGGATTAGCTGGCAAAGGTATTACTGGGATGGGATTAGCTGTAAAAGCCGGAACATTACTATTGAATCCGTGGACATGGGCAATAGGAGGATCAATATATGCAGGAGTTAAATTATATAAACATCTACAAAAAGATGTGATACCAAGTGTAGACTTGTTTGCGGACAAGGTAAAAACAAGCTCTAGTGAGATGATGAATTATCATGTTGCATCTAAAGGTGTTGAAACTGCAAATGTTAAAATATCCAAATCAACTAAGCAAGCTGTTGGGGCTTACATGGATCTAGATAAAAAAGCAAGCAGTTCTATGTTAAATTTAGTAACAAATTCTGATAAATTTACTAAACAAGCAAAAGATAAAGTGCTGAAAAATTTTACTGATATGAGTAAAAAGTCTAGTAAGCTTTCCAATGAACAAAAAAACACCATGACAACCAATTTCAAAAAATTAGTTTCAGATACTGGAGTATTAACTAAGAAGAATAAGGATGAAATTATAAAGCAGTACTCATTAATGGTAAATGGAACCAAAGGCCTTAGCAAAAAGCAGAAGGATCAAACAATAAAAGACTTTGCCGACACTTTAAATAAAAGTACTGCAATTACAAAGGAACAGTCCACTAATTTACAGCAATTATATAAAGATATGGGAGATAAAGTAAAAAGTGGGTTAGACAAAAAGAAAACAGATGAATTAAAAAGCCAACAAGAATTTTTTAGCAGAAGTAACGTACTAACTACAACCGAGGAAGCTAAAATATTGCAAACAACCGCAACTAGTTGGGAAAACAAGAAAAAAACAATAGATGGATTACAAAATCAAATTAATTCAATCATTCAACATGCGACAAACCATCACAGACAAATAACAGAAGATGAAGCAAAAACAATAGATTCATTGCAAAATCAAATGAAAGAAAATGCAGTTAAAACATTAAGTGAATCTGAAGTAGAACAAAAGGTAATAATGGAACGGTTAAAAAACTACAATGGAAGAATAACAGCAGAACAAGCGAGCGAGGTTATAAAAAATGCTGAAAATCAAAGAAAAAGTACTGTAGATAAGGCTAATCAACAATATGACGGCGCTGTAAAAAATATAATTAAACTGCGAGATGAGAGTAAACTAATTACAAAAGATCAGGCCGACAAGATGTTGAAGGAAGCTGAAAGACAGAGAAAAGAAAGTGTTGATAAAGCAGAGGAAATGCATAGACAAGTAGTTGAAGAAGTTGGTAAGCAATGTACAGATGTTGGTAAAAAAATAGATGAGAAATCAGGAGAAATAAAAACTCCATGGAAAAATATATGTGATTGGTTTAATGAACACATAATACATCCTAAGGTTGAAATGACCACTAATTTAAGAGATAATTCCCAAGGAGTTTATGAAAAGAAAACAGGTTATGCAACAGGTACTACCAACGCTACACGTGGATGGCACATGGTCGGAGAAGAAGGACCAGAGCTTTTGTGGTTTGGTGGTGGAGAAACTGTTTTAAATAACAGAGACACTCTTAACTTGTTTAATAAATTAGATAATAAAATTGGCTATGCAACATCTAGAGAATGGGGAGTTAATCTTTCACAAGGCTTAGCAAATGGAATAAATAATAGCCGAAAATTAGTACATGATTCTATATTAGAAACAGCAAATGGAATAAATTTGAAAACAAGAAAAGCACTTGGTATAAATTCTCCTTCAAGGGTAATGCAAGAACTGGGGAAATTCTCAAGTGAAGGTTTAGCTTTAGGTATATTGGAAAACAAAGATAAAGTAGAAAGCGCAGCTAATCTGGCAGCACAGGTTATAAAAGATGTTACAGAAAATAAGCTAGATGATATACAAGTAAAGGTAAATACTAATGATAAAGAAATAAAAGATAGAGTGGCAAGGCAGCTTAATTGGGGTGTTTATAATAAAGATGAATACCAGAAATATTTAAATTTTGTAGATAAACTTAACAAAGAAGAAGTATTAAAATCCAAAGAATATCTAAAAGAGGATTATGAAAACCGTGTTAAAAGTCTTGATGATAGATTAAGAATACTTAAAAATGAAAATTCTATAGAGTTACAAGCAGAAAAAAACAGAATAGATGCTCAAATAGTGTATTATCAACAGTTACAACGTAATACTAAAGATAAGAAGGCCAAGGCTAATTATGCTAATCAAATAGCCAGTTTAAGGCAGTACCAAAAACAAGTCTTAAACACTACTAAAGCTAATCAGAAAGCACAGGTAGATAGTCTTGAACGGTCTAAGAAAGCTCTTAAGGAATACTATGATGATGGTATAAAGTTACTAGACAAGAGAGAAAAGGATGTTAAAAAGTCATTAAAAATTGAAGAAAACGCATTTAAAAATTTAATGATTACTTATGATACAGCAATTAAATCTCTAAAAGTTAAAACTGGTGATTTAATAAAGGATCTTGAGAACCAGGAAGCTATAGTTGTAGTACAGAGTAAAAAAATTGAGGACCTAAGAAAGCGTTATGAGGATTTAGCTTATACTTTGGGAATCGCAGCAGAAGAAACAGTAAAAGCTAGAGAAGAATTTGAAAATGCTAGAGTTGAGCTGGAGAACATGGCTAATGCAGTAAAGGATGCAGCTAAAAACTTATCAGATTACATAGATAAGTTTAAGGAAGATATAGCTAACGCATTAAAAGCAAAATATGAAAATGAGTTAAAACTACAAGAGGAATCTATAAATAATCAAATTCAAAATCTAGAAAACTGGAAAAACGAAAGTATAAAGAGAATAGATGATGTCTATGACGCTAAAATCAAGGCTATAGAAAAACAGCTAGAGGAAGAAGACAAAGCCGATAAAGATGCAGAAGAAATGAAGAAAATCAATAGCCTTAAATCTGCTATTGATTTTGAACACAACGAGTTTAACAAGGTAGAAATGCAAAAAGAACTTAATAATCTTCTTAAAGAAAGAGAGAAGAGACTACACAGAGAACAACTAGAAGAACAGAAGAAAAAGCTAGAAAAAGAAAAAGAAGATAAGTTACAAAATATTAATTCTATATATGAAAGTAATAAGAAAAGCTTAGAAAAACAACTTGAAGATTATAGAGCTTTTTGTGAAAAGAGAACACAGGATGCAGTTCTGCAAGCGCAAGCTGAAAAAATGATTATGGATAATAACCAAAAGGAAATAGTAGAGCTATTGCACAGTTATAGTAAAGAATATGAGTACGCTGGGCAAACACTAGGACAAAAACTCGTTGATGGATTTAGTCCCAAAATTCAAGAAATTAAGGATATGATAGCAAGTATAACTGCTGAAATAAATGGAGCAAGGCAAAATGCTTTAGATTTAAGTAGAAGTGTTAGCAGCGTTACTACAAATAGCAGTGTAACTAATAATAGAAATAATACATTTAATGTATATGCCTCTAGCAATAATGGAGGTAGTAGAAGTATAGAAAGTGAATTAAGAAGTTTAGCTTTTTCTATGGCATAAGGAGGGAGTATTAGAGTTGCAAAAATTAATATATAGAAATTCTAAAGGACAAGAAGTAACTTTAAGTAACTCTCGTCCTTTTATTTTGGAATCAGTAGGAAATGTAGCTAATACAAGTGCTGGGATAAACACATCATACAGTGCTGGGCAGGATGGAGTTAGTATAGATAATATATCCATTAAAGAAAAACTATTGCCTATAACGGGAGGATTGGTAGGTGATAGTTTTGAGGACATAGATAGAAAAAGAGAATATTTAACAAATATATTTAATCCTAAGCTTCATGGTGAACTTGTTTATACAAATAATGCAACAAGTAGAAAAATTAAAGGAAGAGTGCAGGATATAACCTTTCAAGATAAAGTTGGATATATTCAAAAATTTTTAATTCAAGTTTTAGTTCCTAACCCATTCTGGATGGATATATACACTAAGAAAGAGGAAGTTGCACTTTGGGTCGGTGACTTCGAATTCCCTTTAGAAATTCCATCAGAGGGTATAGAAATGGGACATAGAGTTAGCAATTTAATTGTTAATATATATAATACTGGAGCCGTTCCTTGCGGAATGAGAATACAATTTAAAGCACTTGCTACAGTAGTAAATCCAAGCCTCTTTAATGTTAATAGTAGAGAATTTATAAAAATTAATAGGACACTTAACGCAGGAGATGTTTTGGAAGTTAGCACAGAGTTTAGTAACAAAAGAATAGAACTTGTAAAAAATAATGGAGTTACGCAGAATGTATTTAATTGGATTGATTTAGACTCAGAGTTCTTACAATTAGAAGTAGGAGACAATCTTTTTAGATACAATGCATATAATGGCATAGATAATTTAGAAGTGGCTATATATTATACGCCATTATATTTGGGGGTGTAGATTATTAAGACAATTAAAATATTAGATAAGGATATAAATCTATTAGGTGTTATAGACAATTATGAAAGTTTTTCTATAACTAGAAGGTTTTTTGAATGTGGAGAATTTGAATTTAAAATTAATTCTAATAAGCTTCATACGGATAAATTAGTAAAAAATAACTTGATTCTCTTAGGAAAGGATTATAACAAGGTGGGTGTAATATTACACAGGGAATTTGTGTACGGAGAAGAGGGACAGGAAACAGAGACACTTCTAATAAAAGGTGTAATGCTTCAAGGATTAACTAAAAGAAGAATTATAATACCCGATACAGGACAAGAATTTGATAGCTGTATCGGGTATCAAGAAACTATAATGAAATATTTCGTAAATAGGAACTGTGTTAATCCAATAGATTCGAATAGGAAAATAGATAATTTGATTATAGCAGTAGATAAAAAACGTGGTGAGGATGATAGATGGAGGGGAGCGTATGAAAATTTAGACGAGAAGTTAAAAGAAATAGGAGAGTACAGTAAACTTGGTTGGAACATTATGCTAGATCATAAGCAAAAGAAATTTATATTTGATGTAATGCAAGGGAAAGACTTAACAGTTAATCAAAACACTAACCCTCCAGTTATTTTTCGTTCTGATTTTAATAACATAAAGACTAGACATTATACAGAAAGCATTATTAATAGTAGAAATTCTATTTATATTGGAAATAAAGAAAAGCTAGTTTTAAACCTTGGTGATATAACTGGATTTGAAAGAATGGAAACATTTTTAGATAGTACATCAGAGGAAGTAGAGGATATAAAAAAAGAAGGTTTAGTTAAACTTGAAGAAATTAAGGAGCTAAAAACATTTGAACTAGAAATTAATCCAAACAATACATTTGTGTACGAAAAAGACTATGATTTAGGGGATATAGTTACTATCCAAGATAAGAAATTAAAAGTAACTATGGATAGTAGAATTGTAGAAGCACAGGAAGTGTATAGTAATGATGGTATGAAACTTAAAGCTACTTTTGGTACAAGAATACCAAGTTTACTTGCTGTGTTAAAAAGGATGGTGAAATAAGAAGTAATGGAAAAGAGCTTTGTATTTAACAGTGTAAACGGAGATAGAAGGTATAAAGCGGAAGATTTTAGAGAATATTTTGCAAGTTTCATAAGCAATGGAGTGTTCCCTAATCCAAGCAATAATCTGCAAGTTATAGCTAATAATGATATGACTATAACAATTAAAGCCGGTAAGGGGTGGATTAATGGAGCAATTTATATTAACACAGATGATTATATTTTAAATATAGACGTAGCAGATGGTGTATTAAATAGAATAGATAAAGTTGTATTAAGAATGGATACAGCTGAAAGAAAAATATATTCTTATGTAAAAAAAGGACAATTTGCAAGTTCTCCAACCGCCCCAACACTTCAACGTGATGCAGATGCATATGAGATAGCATTAGCAGATGTGGCTGTTAATAAAGGTGCTATTAGTATTACACAGGCTAATATAACAGATCTAAGACTTGATAAAAACTTATGCGGCATAGTGCATGGAACTGTAGATCAAATAGATGTTACAACTCTATTTAATCAATACAGTACAAGGTTTAAAATAAAATCAGAAGAATTTGAAAAAGAATTTGAAGATTGGCTTAAAACTTTAAAGGATGTTTTAGGGGAGGATACAGCAGGTAATCTATTAAACTTAATAACTAAAAATACTGAAAGTATAAATAATATTAAGTCGGATTTGGCTGATATTACGACACTAACAGGTAATAAAGATAACTTAAAAACTACCAATAAAACAAATTTAGTAAGTGCAATTAATGAGGTTTTTACTTCTGGCAATAATGTAAAAATTAATACTGTAGACGCATTATTGCAATTAGATAAAAGTCTACAGATTACAAAAGAAAGCAAATGGGAAGATATTATAAAAAACATTAGTAAAATTAGCACAGGTAAAAAATGGGCACAGGGTACAGCAAATGTTAACTATTATGGTCCTGAAGTAGGAATATTTATGGAATCAAATTATCCTTTATCTTCTGCAAGCGTAAATACAAATTGTGGATTTAAGCCATCTATCGTGATTTTAACAACAATAGGAATAACCCCACGAAAAAACCCAGACGATTATTTTCGCTCTGATGATAGGTACTCAGAACCAAGAATAGAATTATATATTTATAATGAATTATTACAAGTAAAAATTACATTTAAAACTAAAAGCGGATACAGTAGCGATATTGCTTATGATCGTGAGTATAGTATTGAGAAAATAAATTCCATTGGTAATACAATTTATACATCTCTTCATATTATGCGTTATAGTGTACGTGTAGAAAAAGGGACTAGCACAGCAGAACGATATATGTTCGATAAAGTAAATTGGTATGCATATGAATAGAGAGGAGATGATTATATGAAAAGAGGGAGCTTAATTATATATGATAACTCAGGTAAAGTATGGGTTAATACTGGTGATGCAGAGGGATGTATTCCTCCACATACACCACCAGATGGATTACCTTATATAATTACTGAATTTGGAGAATTTAATGATAAAATAATTAAAGGCATAGATGTAACAGTTACACCACATAAATTAATAACAGAAGATATTCCACATATAGAAACAGAAGAAGAAAAACTAAAAAAAGAATTGTTAAAAGCACAATCAGAAGTAGTTAATTTAAAATATAAAGAAGTGTTAAATAATATAAAATAGAAAGGAAATGATATTATGATACTATATGATTTATTAAAAAATTTAATTGATAACAATTACTATGAAAAGGAAGATATGACTAATAAGCTAAATGTATTTTATACTTTTAACCAGATTGCTATAGAACAGTATAGCGAGTTAATGGCTACAGTTAATCCAGGTGCAAAAGAAGATACTACAGAAAAAGTTGTTACACAATAGATAAATAAAGCGACACAATAAAATAATTTATAAAGGCAAAATAGTGGACCATATAGGTCTTTTTATTTTGCTCTTTTTTATAATTCCATTATTACCTCATATGTAATTATATGAAAAATTTGTTTACAAATTATAGGTAAATGTTATAATTATTATAGCATAAAATAAAACAAATTATATATATATATATGGATTATAGGGGAGAGCAATAATGTTAAATAAATTATATACACAAGCAGATTTTTTAAATTTAACAAGTGATGATATAAACAAAATAAAACAAGTATTGGATTTAGAAACTCCAGATGAAATAGATGATTATGAATATTTATATGAAAACATTAATATTTTAGAAGGAAATCCGGAAGCTAATGAAATTATTTCAGAAAAGCTTTTAGCTGGACAACTTTCTGTGAAATGGTTTAAATTCAAGTATGATAATGATTTTACGAAAGAAACATTAAGGAAAAGATTAGAAGTACAAGAACTAGGTTATAATGTTGATATACAACAAAGACTAAATTTGAATATAGAAAATGATATATTTAGTATAATTAAAAATGAGAATATATATACTATTAAGGTATTCATTTTAGATGGCTATAAAAGAATTACTAATGGTATACAATCAAGAAGAGAACCACTAGTTAAGAGTGTAATAATTAATATAGATATAGACAATTGTTGGGTAGAAATTAGAACTAATGAAGAAAGATGTAGAAAAATAAATAAAATTTTGGAGAAAAGATTAGGATTAAAAATTATAGATACAATTAGAATTTTAAATAAATATAATGATGACATAAATAAATTTAAAGATGATTTAATAGGTGGATTTTATTTAAAGTATAAAGCTGTTCCAAGTGAGGAAATAGATTTAACAGGGGAGGATGGAATTGCTATAGCAACTATAGTAAAAACAATTGATGAATATTTTAATGATAAAGATACTAAAAAACTATTAGATACTTTAAGCAATATGGACTATGATACCGAGGGATTATCTTTGAGTTCTATACTGTTAGCTGGAATTGATAATGTTGGAATGAAAATAAGAAATAATAGTGAAAAAGATGTAAGTGAGCAATCGCTCTATACAATTCTTAAAGATAATTTAATAGAGGATAGTAGTTATATTAGGTTTTCAGTAGTACCTAATGGAGCAGCGTATACTATGCAAGTGGGACTGAAAAGCAATAGTATAGTATTTAGAACCTCTGTTACAGAAAGAGTTATTTCTTATATAAGAAATAAAATATTGTAATTTTTAGGAAGTGAGTGAAAAGATATGGCTAAATTTAATGCTAATTCAGCTAAGATAGAAGATTATGTTGAAGAAATGGCTAAAAAATCTAGAATAAATTCATTTTACCCGCAAACTGTGAGCAGAAAACTAGCTATACCTATAGATATAGTTCTTATAGAATTATCAAAATTAAGCGAGGAAGGCAAAATAGATTTAAAATATCAAATTAGATGTTTAGATGATTTAAATACAATACAAGTTGTAGATGCATATGAAGATATACTAGATAAAGAGATTTGTTGTAATATCTGTGGAGAAAATATAAAAGTAACTTATAGTAATATATACCCTGTATTTTATGTAAATAAAGAATATAAAGAATACTTAAAAAAAAAATAAAGAAGAATACAAGAGCAAGAGGGGAATTAGATATATTAGGCAGTGACTTAAAGTCATTATATGAATTAGTTTATTCACATGAAAATGTGACTATAAATCTTTTTAGAGGTGGTAATGTGGATATTAAAGAAGCACAATTTAGTGTAAATCAAACTGTAGGTGGAAATAACTATGGAAGTATGAATGTAGCTAAGGAAAATATTAATTCTGTAAATATTGTAAATGAAAGTGATAAGGAAGAGTTAATTAGTATTATAAAATATTTAAAAACATTTGTTATGACTCAAGAGATAGATAAAGAAGAAAAAGAATCAGTCTTAGATGACCTAGATACAATAGAGGAACAGGTTACCAACAAAACGCCAAGGAGCATAAAAATAAAGAAGGCATATGATGGGGTTAAATCATTTATTGGTAAAATACCCGGAACTTTAGCAACAGGGACTTTAATTATAACAAAAGTAGAAGAGCTATATTCAAAATTAAAGCCTTTAATAGAAAATTAAAAACATATAAATATGATGAAGAACTTACTTTATGTAGGTTCTTTTTTATTGTAATTTTGGAGGTGTAATGTGGAATTAAAGGTCTGTGAAGAAAAGCATAAAAGGATAGAGGACAAAATTAATGTGCATGATATTAGACTTAATAATCATTCGGAAAGAATTGATAAAATAGAGCAGAATCAATCTAGAACGGATACCAAAATTGAAAATCTTTGTGATCAGTTAAAGCAATTAATAGGTATCATGAAATGGTATATAGGAGTATCGGTAGGAGCTTTAGTAAGCTTCTTTTTTTATGCAATCCAACACAATATTTTTAAATAGAAAGGTAGTGATTATATGGAATTTCTAAAACAGTTCTTACAGATAAAAAAGATAATAGCACTATTAACTACTATAGTATTTTGTATTTTAAGTACAAAAGGGAGTTTATCCAGTACAGAATTTTTGAGTGTATTTACATTAATAATAGGGTTTTATTTTGGACAAAGTTCAGCTAGACAGGCAGTAAAAGAAAGTAAAGAGCAGGAATAAACCTGTTCTTTTTTTATTAAATTTTTAGGAGGTAATTTTATGAGAGGTATAGACATTAGTATGCATAATAACAGTATTGATTTTGTACAAGTTAAAAATGCAGGTATTAATGTTGTTATTATAAAAGCTACAGAAGGAGTGCAATATATAGATCCACTTTTAGAAAAACACTATCAAGGTGCTAAAGCTCAAAATCTTAATATAGGTTTTTATCATTTTATGAGCGAAAAGACAAGTCCTGCTCAACAAGCTATAGATTTTTGGAACGCTATAAAAGGTAAACAGTTCAATGTAATCCCAACATTAGATATAGAAACCAATAATATGGGTAGAAGTGCTACACAAATTTCTAGCAGATGCATAGAATTCCTAGAGAAATTTAAAGCACTAAGTGGACTAAATTGCATGGTTTATACTGGTGGTTTCTTTGGTAGGGATAATTTAGATAATCGTGTTAAACAATATCCAGGATGGATAGCACATTACGGAGTTAACACACCTATGACAACAGGTTTTAACGTTGCCGGACACCAATATACGGAAGATGGCAGAGTTAATGGTATTAGTACCCGTGTAGATATGAATAATTTTACAGATAGAATATTTATAGGCTCTCAAAATACCATTCAAGAAACTAAAGAAATGAAAATACAAAAAATGCTTATTACAATAGGCTATCCTATAGGTGATAGTGGCATAGATGGAATTATAGGTAATGGAACTATTACAGCTATAAAAGCGTTCCAGAAGGATTGTAATTTAACTATAGATGGTGATGTCGGCTCTAAAACTTGGGATAAATTAGTTTATGAATATAATAAAAAATTAGGCATAAAGCCAAATAATAAGGAGGAAAAGAAAGTGGAAAAACCAAAATATGATGATAAGACTATACCAACAGGAGAAAGTATATTTAAAATTCCAGGTAGTACTGGATATATAGAACAGGCTACAGATGGAAGACTAATAATACACAAAGATAGAGGAAATTATATAGCTATTGGTCAAGGTTTCGCTGATTTGTACTGGAATGATAACAAAGGCAATGGTGGGAATAAAAGATTAACAGATTAATTTTAAAGGTACTCTCTTTTATGGGAGTACCTTTTTTTTATTGGAAAAATTATTATAATTCATATAAATATTGTATAAAAAGTATTGACTTATTATAGTACATGTACTATAATATAATTGTAGGGAGGTGAGGGAATGACAAAAAAGAAGAAGTTAAAAAGGAAGGATAAAAAAGAAATAATCGAGTTAATAACCGCCACAGTTAATTTGATTATTTCTATAGCAACACTAATCTTACTAATACTAAAGGGCTTTTAAAAGCCCTCCCTTCCTAAAAACTTCTTCTATTTAATAATATCATATTTTAAATATTAAATAAATAGAGGTGATTTTATATGAAAAAGGAAAACATAACAATGACAATAAATATAATCACTTTAATAGTAAATATATTAATCCTAATAATATTATTGGTTAAATAGGAGGTCCATATGAATAATAAAGATAGACAAAAAGTGGCGGATAAAAAATGGATTGAAAAAAATAGAGAACATGCGACTTATTTGAGAAATAGAAGCAGTGCGAGGAGTTTTATAAGAAATAAAGCAACTCAAGACGATTTAGAAGAATTAAAAGAGTTAATAAAAGAAAGAGAAGGGAATTTAAAATGCGAAAGGGAATAAGATTTCTAATAATAGGGCTATTATTAGGAGCTTGTACAAGATTTATCGGTGTTGCTAAGGCAGTCGAGGCGGCTGAAGATAATTGCCCAGAGAATGGAGAGTATATGTATTGTTTAGATAAGACTACACCGCTATGGATATCCATATATGATGTACATCAAGAAGAAAAATTTATTTATTTCCGACAACCAAATACAAATAAAATTATTAAACTAGCAGAACTAAAATAAAAATAAAAAAGAGCCCTAATAAATAGGGTTCTTTTTTTGTATGGATTTTTATATATAGATTGGTATAGTTTTGGGCATTTCTATTATATCCAACATATAGATTTTTAATCAAAACTTTTATATTTGCCTAAAATATGTTAAATTAATATTAATCATATATGAATGGGGGATTAAGATGAAAAAAATACTATCTATATTAATGATAGCAATTTTAGGCTGTGTAGTATTTGCAGGTTGTGGGGAAAGTAAAAAAACTGAATCATATGAAAATAAAATTTCGGCTGCGGGGGATGAAATTGTTTCTGGAGGAAATGTATATGATGTAATAACATCTATTTATAAAGATGTTAATATTGAATACAAATCAGAAGATGAACAATTAACAGGAACGAAAAATTTGTACATAGGAATTAAATTAGATAAGAAGAAAAAAACTCCTCAAGTATTAAGCGAAGAATATAATAAAGTATGCAAAGAAATATTAAAAAAAGTAAGTCCAATTTTAGCTAAGTATGAAAATCTTAATAATGTACAGTTTCAAGCTTTTGTAAATGACAAACCTGATGAGGATACTAATATATATTGCTTAAGACAAATTAATGACAAAAATGAAATTTATTATGACCTAGGAGCAGTAACAGAAGCCAAAAACTTTGAGTTAAAAACTAAAGCAGAAAAAGAAGAAGAAGAGAATAAAGCACAACAAGCAATGGATAATATGAATGAACAATTGAAAGAGAAAGAAAAAAATCAAATTGTTAAAGTTCCAGATGAAGATGGATATTTTGAAGCGCCAAAATTATTAGAAAATATTAAAAAAAGAAATATACAATTAAAATCATCAAATTTTAAGGTAGTTAATGAAAATGGTAAAAAAATAGTAAAAATTAATCTAATATATAAGAATGAAGTTTTAATAGTAGGAGTAGTTAAGAATATAAGAAATAATATCGAAAGTGCTCTAAGTAATCAATGTGATGAAATAGATTTGACTATTACACAGGAAAACCCAATGGACATATATGAATGCAAATATATAGATGGTTCATGGGATAAAGAAGTGAAGTAAAGTATTTTAAAGAAAATATTATTGCTAGAAATTAAATCTAAATGAAGAAAAGCAATCTTAAACATAATAAAACAATAAAAACTCTAAAGGGTTAATCTTTAGAGTTTTTATTTATGTTTATCCATTATTTTTGTAATGTAAAGTAAAGTTGTAATTTACTTTAATGGTAAAAATATAAGAAGATATCCACAGGGTTTAATTCTAGTTCTATAGATATTTTTTTTATTAAACCTATAGTTATATTTTTATTATATTTCGAATTACTTTCTAGCCTACTAAGATAAGATTGTGTTATGTCTAGCTTTTTAGCTAAAGTTTTTTGCGACAAACCTTTTGTTTTTCGTGCTTTTTTCAACATTATATTAATTATATCCCTTGATTTTTAAAGTTTTCCAATTGATTTTATTTTTACATAATTTATTAAAAAATAAAACAAACAAATTTTAACAATAGTAAAAATATGTCGAAATATTCCTGTCAGGAATATTTTTAGGTGATATAATAAAAATGGTAAATGAAACCACATTATATAATGAATTATAAAAGTTAACTTATATTAATAGAACATATGTTCTTGAAATTGGATATATATTCATGTATAATTTAATTATGGAAATGATTTGTTAGGAGTGTTGATAATGACAAATGGAGAAGTAAAAAAAAGGCAAGCTAAATTAATAGAAATGGTAGACAGTTTAGCAAAAAAAATAAGTAATAACCATAAAGAAAAATCTGATATGAAAATTACAAAAGTATAAATGATATACATATATAATAATGTAGGAACTTTTTAAATAACATACAACATGAAGTGGGAAATGAAATTTCTCTTATGGATATATTAAGTAGTGATGAAGATTCTATAATAGAAATAGTTTCAACGAAAATAGAAGTAAAAAAATTATATGGAAAAATAGATACTTGCCTTAGGGGAAGGGAAAAAAAGGTAATACAAATGAGGTATGGGTTAAAGGATGGAAGACCCAGAACTCAAAGAGAAATAGCTGGTATACTAAACATATCTAGATCTTATGTTTCACGCATAGAAAAAAAAGCCCTTAAAAAGCTTTATAAAGAATTAAATTATAATAAAAATATTTAA